GTGCTAACATATACTAGATCAGGTGGATATACGAAAGGGATTGTATAATGAAAGAAGGTCCGTTTAAAAAAGCTATAGAAAAAGAAGATGAAGATACAGTTATCATGCAACAGTTTATAGTTTTAAAAATTAAGAATGGTCAACTTGTCAAAGAAACACATATGAGAAATCATACTTTCTTTGGAGACTATCAAGACAGTTACATGACTGAACCTTTAGTTGATTTAAAAGAAATACCAAAGGAAACATTGCATTAATGTCCACACTAATATGCAATTTGCCTTCCATAGATGTTTGGGTTCGAAAAGAATATTTAAGAGATCTTGAGGATGGACATGGAGAATTTGTAAAAGGTGTCTGGGTTACTGCAAAATCTATTCCTGGCAGAAGTTTTTATTTTGAAACTTACCTTCCTGATTATGGTGCTTTGTATGACAAACTACCTATTTCTGCATTCGTATCAAAACCAGATACCCCGAAACCAGATATGGATCTTTACAATCTTCAGTTTTGGAATTGTATGGATTATGGGGTGGTGTCTATTCACAAACAATTTATAGGATCAATGGATTTTGAAATACTAACTAGGGATCACGGTACAATGACGGGTTCTTACATTTGCACAATAGATAATTATCACCAGGATTCAAATGTGGTTGATTACTCAACCAGTGAAAAGCCAGCAGAGCACAAATCATTCAACTTGCTCGAATTAGAAAACGGACAATTTTGTTTATATCCGAATAATAGAATGAGAGTCTATGATAATTCTTTAACACCAGAGAAGCCATTGCAACCAGATTTTAAAGTAAGTACAATAGAATATCAAGTTGAGAATGGTCAAAGATTTAGACTTGGTGATACAGATGAATACTTTTGGAAAACCAAAGATGAATGATAGAATTTGCTTTAGTTTACATGATAGGCACAGTTGTTGTTAATCAGAGTCAAACATTTGATAATGTAAATGATTGTTTGTATTTCGCCAGAAAATTAAACCAACAACCAGAGATTCCATACCCAGATGACAAGAATAGAAAGATCACAGCGTATTGTAAGCCCGTGCCTAAACGTATGCAAAATAGAAAATAATATCTGTATTGGGTGCTTTCGAACTTTAGAGCAAATTTCTACTTGGTCACGCTTATCAGATCAAAAACGTACTGAAATTATGCAATCATTGAAAAAATAAGGCTCTCAGATGCGTCAGAATCGTTGAAACAAACTGCTCTAGTATGATTCCTACCTAGAATATCCTTTGTTTTTGTGTGTTTATCCTACATGCCATAGAATCAATTCATGCTATTTTAGCACTAATATCTTTCATTTTTACTCTGTTCTCTATTTCATAGAAATAATTTATAAGTAAAAGTAATGAAAGGAAAAATAAATGTTAAAAAAATGGTTTTATAATTTTAAAATAGGAAGAACAATTACAGCTTTGAATAGTTTGGATGATGCAACACTAAAAGATATAGGTCTTCACAGATCAAATATTAGATCTCACGCATACGAAGTTTTCAAAAATGAAAAGCCAGAGCAAGATCCGATATCAGAACTACACGATCTGTATGCAAAATCTACCTACTAGTCTACTTCGCCCCAATTATCACAGAGGGCAGTATCAACTTCAAAAGGTATTTTTAAATCTGGAACACAGGTCGTCATAATCTCTACGATTTTGTCAGCTTCTTCTTGACTCTTAATATTAAAACATAGTTCATCATGAACAGTTAATGTAGGACATAATCCTTCTTTGTAGCACTCAACCATAGCTTTTTTGGTTTGATCAGCACTTGACCCTTGAATCAATCTATTGAGTGCTTTGTAAGTAAAGGCTCTCCTAATTCTGCCTTTACTACCATACTCTTTTATAGCCTCCTCCATTGGTAATGCTTTATTAAAGCCATATGACACTGGCTCATACATATCAAATCTACATTTACGTCCCAACCAAGTTCTAATAACACCATGATCTTTTGCACGAGTCATGGCTTTTTCTGATAAAGATCTTAAAAAAGGAACTCTTTGATTATATGTTTCTAATAATTTTTCTGCCTCTTCTACCTCTATGTCCATGACGTTAGCTAATTTACCTTTACCCATTCCATACATGATACCAAGATTAACTGTCTTGGCTTGTTTTCTAGGTATGTTTGCCATGTCTGCAACCATTTGATGAAAGTCAGCATTACCCTCGTGATACATTTTAACAACTTCGTCAATCTGTGGATGTTTATCTACGCCTGTCAAGGTGGCACAATAATGAACTAACCATCTTGGTTCTTGTGATGCATAATCAAAGGAACCCCATTTGTGGCCCTCCTCCGGGATAAACAAACC